CCTCCTATGTGCGTACATTTAAAAGTTGGGTAAGCTGTACCGTTGTAAGTAAATAACAACGGCATATTGTGAGATTCTGGCACGTCGACCGAGAAAGAGAAGCTGTACGTCTGACTCAAAGGCTCCCCGTTAGAAAATCTTACTTGCGGCTTACCTGAGGGAGACTTATAAGACAAGCCGCATTTCTCTTTCCGAGTGCTATCATGCATGTACGATGCGCGCAATACTTCATACGTTGCCCCAACTAACTTTTCTTCTGACTCGGTCAATTTCCTGTTAAAATCGACTCCGCTCACTCTCTTCTGGAATACCAGCTTGTATTCTACTTCGTTTTCGATCCGGACAGACCCACCCATCATGCACGGTCTAAAGTCTGAATATCTCGGTTTTGTGAGATTTATGTGTACTTTAGGGTTGTTTGGCATGTACTTCAAATACTTCTCGAGTGGCGATGGTAATTCTATATCCGGCCCCATGATGAGCTTTACAAATCTGTTCTTCACGCTCATTCTCTCACTAAAGTGCAATGGCCTTGTTATCAGCGCCGCCTTACGCCCGCGCACTGCCCTTCCTGCATTTATTTGACTGACGGTTATTTTCAATTTTTCAATTGGTCCACTGTATCTCACCTTCCTCACGTCTGGCGATCGGCCGGACTTGTGGAAACGTATATTCTTTAACACGTCATAAGGATCTAGTGCTTCTTCTTCGACTTGCTTCAGAGCCTCTTCAGTAAGCGTCGACAACACTTTTAACTTAGCCTGAGTAGAATGGCAAAAATTTCCCATAAGAAGATCTTCGTCGCTCGTTGGTAGTATGCCCAAATTGAAAAGATGATCCATCTCTTCTTCTTTGATCAACCAGCGCTGCTGCAACATGACAATATACGAATCATAAATCGACCGGACGAGGTCCATCGAGTCACCCCACGAAATTGACATCTTCGCATTGCCTATGCAGGATAACATATCTGCGAATATGGTGTCGCCGTTCAGCGGTTGGATTGCCAGGTGTCCGTGTACAAACGTTTGCGTAACCATGCCTCGGGGTGTTGCAGCAACGTTGTTGAATTCAGCCAATTTCGGCGATAGAATCGGTTTATCGTCAGAATCCTTCATCATTACGTGTTTTACTAAACCAATTGGCAGATTAATATAATCTGAATGTACGTCTGTTGGGTCAAATGTGCTGTTGCGTTTGCATAGTACTGCTCTAGCAGAATCATCTGAAGTTGTGGCTACAGCGGTGGCCTCAATGTCGAGGCATCTTAATTTCTGTATTTTGTCCATTGCACTAGAGAACACTGTATTAATCACGGCACCACCCATCGCTCTCACTCCCTGCATGAAATGTAGATAATTCTTTACAGCTATGGATTCAACTAGCTTCTTGCCGCTGGGAATTACAACTCTAATCCTGTCGTTTATACCATTTATGACCGAAATGTCGGCTCCGTCTGGCAACACCGTATACCTCGAGGTGTCACATCTGAGTATTGAACTGCTGGTGTACAAC